AACTATAAAACTTATGATGAGTTAAAAGCTAAACTTAATAGAGTGTTAGGTGTTGATGCGGGTTTCTCAATGGAAGCTCCAGCTCCAGCACCAGTTGTTGAAGCTCCAACATTTGCATCAGATGATACACCATTTGCTGAAAATGAGAGTCAAGAAGACGACACTTTAAGTTATTTTGCGAGATTAGCAAAAGAATCGTAGTCGCTTTTGCATTGTTTAGCGGCCAGGCTGAGTATGTATACGTACTGCAGTCGAAAATTGGGAGCCATGATGGCTCCCTTTTTTTATCTATTACTATTATTTGCGAGTGCTAGATCACCAGAAGTTGGTGATATTGGAGTATAGTCCATTACAACAGTAGAACTAGTATTATTAATTGGAGTATTATTTTGATTAATTGAAGTGATAGTTTGACCACCAGCATTTGCATTAGCTGCAAGAGCATTATCTTGTGATGTTGGTAATACACCTTCACCTAAATTACTACCTGAATCCATTTCTGGAGTAGACATTCTTTCACCAGTTTCAGGATCTATTCCAGCATATTCATACACAGCATCTGGAATAAGTGCTGCTGCTGCACCTTGAACACTATACCAAGGCTGACTTGGATCTGGTAAACCTGCTCTTAATACGCCTTTGATAAATTCACTAATGACAGAACTTATATTTGTTATAGTATCTCCAAATGATGTTTCGCCTGTTACTATATCAGCAAACCAACCTACTATATTTTTAAGCGTATCCCAAATAAGATTTGCTAAATTTTTAATTATATCAGTAAATGAGAATTCAGAAACAGTTGAAGATAATTCATCAGCACCAAAGAATCCAAGTATACCAGATACTATACCTTTAAGAAAGTTAAGTGGAGCTGCAGCTAAAGAAGAAACAAATCCTAAAACTGAAGAGGTATCAAAGTCATTCATATTAAAATTAAAGAAGCCAAGGATTGAAGATGCCATATTACCTATAAATCCAGTAATTTTATCGTATATACCACCTAGAAACTCTTTTGTATCAAAATCAGCAACCGCTTGAGCAGCATCATCTTCTCCAAAGAGTTTAAATATGCCTTGAAGTAATAATTTTGGTAGATCTAATATAAATGCAGTAAATCCAGTAATTGCTTCTTTAAATCCAGCCTGTAGTTTTTCTACAATAGTACCCTCAGTTTGAAATCCTTCATAAATACCTTTAATTGCAAAAAAGATCGCAATTAAAGGAGCAAATATTCGACCTACAAGTTTACCTACAGTACCAAGAATTTTTTGTATACCTCCAAGTCCTTTTGCACCAGAAAAGTTTTTAAAGAAGGTTCCAACTGATCTAAATGCTGAAGCAGTTTTACCAACTAAATTGATTATTGTTGGTAGTAATACTAAAACACCAGCAGTAAGTATACCAAGTACAGAACCAAGATTATTTTCTAATGTTTGAAATCCTTCTTCGAAGTCTCCTGATATGAATGAACTAATTGAGTTTATAATTGCTGTAATTCCTTCAATAGCACTTCTTAAAGTATTAATGAAAGCTTCTGGATCGATAAAGAGCATTGCTGTTGCAAGTAAACCACCTGCTGCAAATGCATTACTCATAAAGTCAGAAAGACCAGATGCAGTTTTTTCACTTGTTTCTGCAATTTGAGCTAAGAATGAATTAGCTTCATCTTCTTTCTTTTGTTGTTCTCTACGTTCCTCTTCAGATTGAGCGTTTTCTTTTATTGCTTCTATTTGTTCGTTTGCAAGCTGTTTTTCAGCTTCTGGAGCTTTAGGATCAGACAGAATATTCTTAGCTTGAATAAATTGATTTTCTAAATCATTAAATTCGCCTTTAAATTTTTCAAAGAAGCTTTCGAGCTCTAAAGAAGTATCAGATAATTCTTTTGCTTCTTTATTAGCTTGAGTATTTTCTTTTAACGCAGAGACAAGTTCTTGCATAGACTTTACTTGTCTTTGTCGTTCTTTACCAGCAAAACCAGATTGCACCTGGCTTAGTGACATTTTTTGCTTCTTATCGTCTGCCATTTAAGTTCCTATTTACCGCCAAAAGCTCTGCCGGCCTCACTAATACCAAATGCACCAAGTGTAACTACCACAAATGATGTATAAATTGTATCAGAGATAACCAAGTCTTGTCCCATAAATGCTGTGATCAAATCACATATACCAAAGACTGTCATAAGGAAGAATGATATAAAACCAATAATTGCTTTTTCGTTTACATCATTATCATCTAAAAAGATGTCCATGAACTTTCTTTGTGGTGGAGCAAGTCTTTTCTTCGCTTCAGCAGCTTCAAGTTGCATATCTTTAATTGTATCTTCAGCTTGATCGAGTTTATCAATCAAAGCCATATATTTATCTAAATCTATTTCAACTTCGTTACGACTATTGTCTTGTCCTTCAGCCATTATCTTCTCCTATTTTCGTTTTTAATACGTTCATTTTCTTTTTTAATCCAATCCTGTAGTAGAGCGATGTATATCTCCCTCTCCCACGGCAACATATTATCAAGTTCTGTCAAACTGTAATGATGATGTTGCATCATTGCAAAATTAGTCCTATAATGGTTTACAAGACTATCGTGCGAGAGGCCTAGGTAAAAAAACTTGCAAGACCCTTTAGCTCAACATCATTATTTTCTTTACAACTTACACAATCAAATTTTACATTATGTACAATTGTTGGTAAGTTTTCAAAGAACTCAGTAATTTTTTTAAATTGCTCACTATTTAAGTTATCAAAAAATTCTTCAAGTTCTTTTTCAGTATATGAACCTTTATCATATACATTATCAGCATCATATATACTATCAACGCATTTACCAATGAGTTTCATCATTTCTTTGATTCCACCTTCTTGATTCATACCTTCAACATCATCAATTGCTGGATATCTCATTACAACACCAACATCTTGAGTAAGTTTAATGATATTATCAACTTTCTTTTCATCTAGTCGAATATCATCTAAGTTAATATTAACATCAGTAAGTTGTTCACAACTTTTACATTTAAGTCGTACATCAACTTTTTCGCCTACTGATTTTGATCTTAAAGCTAAAAATAAAGCTTCAATATCAAACATAGCAAGCTTTTCAACATCAATATCATCTAATATACATGATTTAATTACATCTTTAACAGCTCTTACAATTTGCTTTTGATCTTGAGATTCCATAGCAATCATAAGAATTTTTTCCTCTTTTACGAGGTAAGGTCTAAAATTGACCTCTTTATCTAATGACGGTATACGTGTTACATATCTCGTCGTATTCAATTGTGGCAATGCCATTTTTATAATCTCCTATAATATTATCCAAATATATCCAGTGCAGACCTGATAGCACTTACAGTACTACTTAAAGGTCCTTCTGGTACGTATTTATCATACGCAAAGGTCACACTCATTCTAATCAAGTCCTGTGTTTCTTGATTTAATTCAATTGCATCCATATTAATTGGAAATGCTTTTTCTAATTTAACACCATAAACAGGTGTATTATTCTGATCTAATTGTTGTATGATTACATCAACAGAGTAATCTTTTTTATAACCAACAACATAAGCATCAGTACTAAATATATTCGACATCCAATTGTCGAACATTTTTCTCATATAATAATCATTCGTTAATAAAAATGTTATAGTAATATCTTCATCAATGAATGTATATGGAAACTTATTTGATTGTTTATAATCTTGATGATCAAAGGTACTTATATTTCTGCCCGGCAATTGAACACTCTGACATAAAATTGAAATATCTCTTGGATCATTAATTAAATTTTGTGGACTGAAATTACCTGAAACCACTGAACCAATAATTGCTTGTGGATCAAGATTTAAAAGTGATTGACTTGGTGGTGTAAAGATGACATTAAATCTATTAGATGGAGCTACTCCACCTTTCTTTGATATTAATGATTTTAAATTATCAATACTACTCATTAACTTCTCGCAATTTTAAGGCTTTCCTGCCATATAGATGCCTTACTCTTCTTCTTAAATTGTTCTACTGGTAAGAATATTGCAATTTCCCATTCAGTCATTGGTACTCTCGATATACGAGAAGCAATATGATTACCTAAATAATGTTTAAAACATGGCTTAAATTCTTTATATTTTCTTACACCACTTAAAAGATTATATCTTAATTTTACAAGTCGAGTTGTATCTTTTACATTATTAGGAGCTAAACTCATAAGTTCATCTAAAAATCTTGCTCTTACTCCATAGTTTAAATAATGTAAATTTAATCCATAAAATCCGCCAGGAGCTGGATCAACCATTATAGTTAAAGGAAATCTATCATAGTATGGTAAAGTTTCCTTATGCTTTGGATCGTAAAAATACATATACATATTACCACGTATTTCTCTTGTGGTTTTTTCCAAAGCAGAATCTTTTAAGATGCTTTGTCGACTTGGCATTTGTAATTCTTGTACTTTTTTCTGAAACCAATTACGAGATTTTTTAGTTCTTGTAGTAACTCCAGCTCTAAAGGCTTGTGCTTGTAATGTATCAAATAAACTTGCCATATAAACTATTTATAAAAAAATTATAGTACTTTGATGCCGAGATTCTTTAAAGTTTCTTCAGTCCATACCTGGAATTTCCATCCATTATGTTCGGCAAATTTATTGGCAGCTTCCCATTTATCATTATTTTTGATATAGGTTAACTGTTCATTGATAAACTTTTTAGTTCTTCTTGACCTAGATTTAGGTGGTTGAGTTTCCTTTTTAGGTTTAATTTCTATGAGATAAGTCTTTTTATTGTCCATTTGAATCAATAAATCAACATAATACCTATGTAGTTTCTTATCAACAGACGATACGTATGGCACTACGACCTCTTCTGAGTTCCAGAGTTTTACTTTTGGATTGTTTTCACACCATCGAAATGTATTACGTTCCCAGAGAGAACGATATATTACCTTCTTAGCATCACCAGCATACTTATCTGGATTTTTAATTGTGTATCTTCCTTTGTAACTCATATAAATAACCTATATAGTTTTATTTATTTATACAGGAAAAAAGAATGAGTACAATAGTATTTCCACAAGAAATGAGATCAGCTGGAATAGATGGTGAAGGTTTACCAAGTGTACGATTCAGTCCAATGAAAAAAGATTTAAATTTTGGATTTGATGCAGTACAATTATATCTTCCTTCAGGATTACAATTTACTGATAGTGCAAATTATGCTGGTCTTGAACTTGGAACAATATCAGCAGCAAAAAATGTAATTAATCAAGTATCATCTGGTAATACAAATGAGATTATTTCAAGAGATGAAACTTTAGTTGCTGGTTTAAAAGTCTTAGACAAATTAGGTGCTGATCAAAATACGGTTGCAGCAACTGCATTTAGCCGTGGAGTTGCATTTAATCCACAAACTGCACTCGCTTTTGAATCAATGAATTTAAGATCATTTACATTTTCCTTTACATTAGTGCCAGAAAGAGCAGAAGATTCAGAAAGAATACACGTAATAGAATCATATTTTAGAAAATATATGTATCCAGAGTTAGAAGGATTTGTTTCTAAATATCCGCCAATTTTTAGAATTCAATTTTTTGATGGCGGTAGTGATACAGAATCAGTTTATATGCCTATGATCTATGATGCTTATTTAGCAAATTTAGATGTAGTTATTAATCCAGAAGGTAATAGTTTTCATAAAACAGATTGGGGATATGCACCAACTTCAACTCAAATGACACTTACATTTCAAGAAGGTCGTATGTTATCTAGACAAGATCTATATAAAGATGTATCTGGTAAAAATGTAACTCAGAATTATGCAAGACCAGAAGGTCCAAGATTAGATGTTTCTCCAGCTGGAGAGGGAGGTGAAGGATAATGTCATTTTTTAAACAGTTTCCAAAAGTAGAATATGATTTTAATCGTAGAGGTGTTAAACAAAATATGGTCGATATCTTTAGAGGAGTAAGACCTTTACCAACATTTTTAGATAATTATTCAGCATATAAATTCTATGAAGTTAAAAATGGTGAGCGACCAGATGTAGTATCATTAAGACTTTATGGTACATCAGCATATTATTGGACATTTTTTGCTATTAACGATTTTCTTCATGATGGTATGAGAGCATGGCCAATGAGTCAGGAACAATTATTTGATTATATGCAAGACGAATATGAAGGTTATGTTATTGAAACAAATCCTGTTATTGTAAGAAATACTGATGGTATTATT